CGTATCAACTCCTGCAATTCTAACTCTTTCTTTCTTGTATAAGTCAAACCCAAGATCAATGGTGACATCAATAGTATCGCCATCAACAACACGATTAATCTCCGTTACTCTGAAGTTGTAGCAGCTCTTCCTGCTCGGTGGGGTCATTGCTCCCATCAGACATCTCCTTATAAGCCATTCTAAGTATATAGTAGATATACCAAGATACCACTACAAGGAGTATTGCAATCATCCAGACTACACCCCAGACAATCATTGCCAATATTCATCTAAAACATCAAACACTCTATTAAGATATTCGTTTGCTCCTTGACACTCCCATTGTCCTTTCTCTCCAATCTCACACTTGTAATGTAGTTCTCTTTTAAGTTGCATAAGTCTATTAGTCATTGCTACTTTATCCAGCCTACCGTTCATCTTAGTCCTCCTTAATACAGTATTCAGCAGCATGAGGATTATTAAAACCTTCTAAGTCTTCTCTTGCTTGCTTTATAGCAGTGAATGCATCGTCTGCATACTCGCAGATTTCATGCATATCGTGTTGGTTATCGTGATAACCTACGGTATAATGGGACATGATAGTTTCAACTCCATTTCCCAGTATTTATCTACATTCTTTGTATTTTTGGATGTACTGTTAGAGTATCAAAGCAACTCTTTTTTAGATGTTTTGAAATACTTATTAATCATATCAATTTGATCTTGATACTTAGCAATCATATCTAATTCTTGTTCAATTGCCTCGACTATATTTGAGTGCTCACCAATACCTGCAGGATTAGTAAGATACACTTCTACATTAGCAACATGCTTTTGGATATCTCCTTGGGCGTGTGCCAGCAGTGCTTTGATTAATTGTTCTCTCATATACAATATAGTTTTACTGTATATATTATACTACATCTTGTAGTTTTCTGTCTTCTTAGGTGACTCAGCAATAATTTTTAATGGTGCTTGTTCTATAATAATAGTCTGTGTAGGACCACCATTCTTACCAACGCCATTAGCACCAGGTGGCATTTTCATAGTACCATCGCCTTTCTTAGAAGCTGTTTGAATTCCAAAACTAGCTAAAACTCCTGTGAAGACCGAAGCTATAAAAGTTGGATCTATCTTTTGTTGTGGCACACCTGGTATAGCAACATAATTTAAAGTTAGTATTCCACCACTCCAAACTAATACACCAAGTCTCACAAAGGTAGAGATAATCGCTGCTTGTTCGTCTTCATCTGGTAATATTTTCTCTTTTATCTTACCAATAATTCCTTTAGGTGCTTCTTTCTTTTCTGTCATAGTCTTATCTAGAAGGCACTTTTATTTAGAGTTTCCCATCTCTTTGAGCATTTTCTGCAACTCTGCAGTGCTACCAACGAACATAGCGTTGTTTGTTACATTAGTTGTTGCTGAAGATTTTGTCTCATCAATATCTTTTAACTTCTTTTGTAGATCTAATAGTTTATCAGTTGTATCAGCAACACTCTTGAGAACCTGTCCAGCAACTTCAAATGCTCTTGGAGATTGTGTTTCGTCTGCTAACTCCATAATACCATTAAGAGTCTCCTGCCCCTTCTCAATTAGAGAATAGAGATTACCTCTGGTATATTCATAATCCTTATCAAGTTCTTTACTGACATCTCTTGTTGGAAGTTCTGGTTTAACTTCAGGTGTAGCAGTAATTTCCACATCAATACTATTAGTATTTAATGCTTTGTCTATAGATCCAAAATCTTTTTTCATGTCAACACTTCCACTTTCTAAGTGCTAATGCTTTACGAGTAGGTTCGCCATTAGGTTTTTTCATAGGTCCTTTTACACCACCCATACGAGCACAGAAAGATCTCTTTCTAGGTCCTCCCTCAGGTTGCGGTGCTTTTAAATCAGAACCAGGATTTTCTCTTTCATATGATTTCCTGCCTTTCTCATTTAATCCTCCTGATTTATTTTTACCTTCCTTCCTCTGCCATGCAGCAGATTTAGCTTCGGTAATAAATTCATCAAAAGTCATTTTTTGTCTCCAATGGATTCTGATCCACCAACAGCAAAAGGATTATATTTTGCTCTGGCTAATCTAAACATCTTCTCATGTATAGTTATATTATCTTCTTCGTCTACACCAGGAGGTTGGTACTCACATGGCATAGTATCGATAGGGTCATCTTCTTTAATAGGCATAAGATCTAGGGGGTTAATTTTATCATCGAACCAAGCATCATAGGGAACATTCTCTCTTGCAGGTGCGAAATAGGTCATACATCCTCTCTTCTTGTTGGACTATATTGTTTACTATCGAAGAACATAGTAGACTCCTCACTAAATCCAAAGTCATCATCTGGTTCTGCATCAACAGGATCTGGAGTTGCAGTATACCTCATTTCACGCTTCGCATTTTGTTTATCAGTATTTGTATAGTAATCAACTTGAACCTTACGGATGATTCCATCTGTAGATTCTGCAATAGGACCGAATAGATAGGTCTTTGCACTAAATGTCATAGTATACATCAATACTCTACGAGTACTAAAATCTCCTTCATATTCATCTGTAAAAGATATATTCTCCAGAACAACTGGTATATCTCGTTTTTCACCAATAGAACTTACTAAGTCTACTGTAATATTAAATGCAGGTTGAAAGAAAGGAAGAATTTGTTCTACGATCTGCAATGCATCATCATTCAATTTGCACATAATGTTAAGTTCAAACCCAACATTGTATGGAACAGGAAGATAAACTTTTTTTACTTTATCATTACCATCCAGTGCTTTATAAGTTTTAGTAACAGAAGTTTTTCTTGTTGCATCATATGACAAGTCAGTCATTTCAAATGACATTCTTGGTAATGATATTGCAGTTGGTTTATTCAGTTCCTGTAACTGTTCTAATCTTGCAAGAAACTTTGCCCTAGGACCATATGCCAAAGGAACATTAAGATCACTAATTACTTTACCATCCTTGTCCTGTTTTTGAACATGAATTTCATTAAAAAGTGTCCCGAAGGATATGACAGTCCTTCGTAATATTTCGTGATAAAAATAGGTACCTAACATTAATAATTACCAAATGGATTAGTCTCTGCAAAATCAATGATCTCATCTGCCTCAAGTTCAAACTCATCATTAGATGTGTAAGCACTAGTGGTGTCAACACCAGTGTGTGATAGAACTTGGTATCTAGCAGACGAAGCAGTTCCAGTTATGTACTCACCAGGAGTGAATACACCATTATTTATTGACAACTTCAGTTTTCTCTCTATTACATTCCATTCTTTAACATATGCTTCTGTTCCAGATTCAGATCCAAGAACTCTTTCATTGTAGAAATATGTACCAACTCCAGTAGAAATTGGAGAACCAATTGTGATTGTAGGAGTACCCTCATAACCACTACCAGCGTTGCTAAGATAAATTCTACTTAATTTATCACCCTCAAGAGTAGCAATAGCAGTTGCTTGTACTTGACCAGGTTTACTACCTACAGTTCCTGTAGTTCCAATAGCAACATTTGATGGATGTTGAATACTTATGATAGGTGGTTGAATATAATTATTACCAAGAGAAGTAATACGAATAGAAGTAATACCACTACTTGTCAAAGATGCTGTAGCAGCAGCACCTACGCCTGGTCCTCCGAAAGTAATTGCTGGAGCCTCTGTATATGCAAAACCTGGATTTTGTAGTACTACAGAATCCACAGAATATAGATTAGACCTTGATGTGGTAAAGGCAAATGCACCAGCTCTACTTGAAGTAACACCAGCAGGAGAGGGTGCGATTGTGACAGAGGGTGTGGAAGTATAGTTATATCCGTCATTGTTAAGTGTGATGAATTGTAGGGCACCTTGAGAGGCAAAGGAATCAACTATTGCAATAGCAGTTGATCCAATACCTGCCATAGCAACTGTAGTTACTTCTCCCTCATCATCAACTCTTTGATCTATTACAGCAACATTTGTATCAATGTATTCATCCTCATAACGGAATAGTTCACACTGAAGTTCATAGATATAATTCTTACCAAGTTGGTAGAAAGGATTTTCAAACTCTACATGTTTTATTTCAAAAAGTCTTTCTCCTAATGGAAAATATATTAGATCACCTTCTTTAGGTCTAGTACCAAACATGATCTCAGTTCCAGCATTCTTTGGATCATGAGTAACGACAAATGGTGCTACAAAATCTTCATATCTTTCTCGTGATATAGTTAGTGTAATCTCATTTTCTAGATTGACACCAAACTTAGTCATAATATCACTACCTTTAGCATACCCTTCATAATTGTTTAGGTATGCTTCAATAACATAAGCATCATTAAATTTAGATGATTGAACTTCTCCAAGCACATCATCAGTTTCAATCATTTTTCTGGGTAGATAATAAACATCTATCCCAAATATTTTCAAGTGCTCGTCAATTAATTCTTGAACAAGTTTTTGTTCAGTGGGCGAACCTTGAAGAAAGAATGGATTAAGTGCCATATCATCCTATCATATCAAGTGGAGGTAATTCGTAATCTGTCATCATTTTTTCTTCTATCCTTTGTATTTCCATTACAGCATCTTCATATATTTGTCTACCATTTAATTCAATTCCACCAGGAAGTTTAACTCCTTGGAACTTAGTTAAATTAGTACCCCATTGTTTTTTAACTGCTTGAGTAAA